ATGTCAGGGGACAGGGACGTGGCACTAGGAAAAAGCGTAACCGTTACGGGTGAGGATCGGGCGTGGGCGCTGCTTAAGGAGGCGTTGTCAGCCGAAGCAGTGCCTGCAGACCTTGAGGTCCACATTGGTGACGTAGATGGCATCAATATCCATGTGAGGGGCCGCGACCTGGACGGAACGATTCCAGCGCGTTACCTGCCAGCACTGCTGGAGTATCAGGAATCTATTAACCGACTGTATTCCTTCGTAAAGTACAAAGAGTACAGCGTTAGGCGACTTACAGACGAAGATAAGCGCGCAGTTGAAATTGTTTACAGGGTGGACAAAGGAAGCTCTAGCTTCGGCGCACAGATCGCGCCCATTCTGGAAAAAATCGGCTTGGAGGCCGCTTCCAAGATGACTGGTCAGCAGTTGCTAATTTTCATGAGTCTCTCCGTTGTCCTACTCGCGGGCTATGGTGGTCTCAGGCTCTGGCTAAACTACAAGAAGGACAAGCTGGGTGCGGACCAGGCCGGCGCTGCTCTCAAGGCGCTTAGTGACGTCGCAAAGACCCTCGCCGATGGCCAGAAGCAGGACCCGGAGTTGGAGTCGCAGAGGCTCAAGCTGCTAAAAAAGGCGATGAAGTCTTCTAAGGCTGCAAAGCTGGTCTTGGAGACAGCAGATTCCGCTAACTCTCGTCTCGCGTTCTCAATGGATGCTAATGACAAGCTGGTGATTGGTGGTGCGGAGCTAGGCGGCGATGACCTTAAGCGCGCCGCGACTGCTCCCCGAGAAAAGTCAACTTTGTTCGACGAGTCCGGTCCTGCGGTGTTGACCTCAGTTGATAACAGTGCCGGCGACGGCTACGCGGTCGGTGTGAAATTCCTGAACTCGCCCTCGGCGGTGGTGGCGAAGGTGGAGAATGATCGACTGATCGACGAAGAGCGTAGCTGCGTGGCGGACGCTGTGATATCCCGTAACCCTATTTTCATCCATGTCGACGGGAAATGGCATCGCGGTGCTGTCGTGCGAGCGCGAATCCTGTCGATCCGTGCCCTCAGCGAAGTAGAGCTGAAGGGACTAAAGAAGAAGGCTTGATACGCTTATTTGGGGGATAGGCCGTTTGCCAGAATGCGGAACGGTGAGCGAGCTCTGGTCGATATTCAAGACGCTTGGTCTAAAGGAGGGGGAATGAGTGAGGGGCCAAACGTGTGGTCACGCGGTCTTCAACACGCGTCCGACCTACTCATCCGTCGAGGAACCGCAATGGGCCCGTTGGTGCCGATGCTGTTCCTAGTTCCGCTCTTCATAGCTGGCGCTTATCTGCTAAGAAGCACCATTTGGCTCTCGGTCATTTCGGTGGCTGCGGCCATTGGCATCATCATTGAGTACTTTCGGCAGTACAACAAGTTTGCGAATTCCGATCCAGACCGACTCCAATCCGAAGAGTACCGATACGAAATGACGAAGATTCAAATCGTCGCTGCAAAAGGGCTGCCCGAGCCCGTGGCTTTGGAAGACCTCAACCTCTCGGATCCTTCAACCAACCCCGCCAACCCAATGCCGTCAATTGATAGTGTGGTTGCACAACATGGTTCCATACGAGGGAGCGATGAGTGAAAGCCTATCTTCTGTCGTTTTCGGCACTGATCAATGCAAACCATGTTTATGCAGTTCTGAACAATTCAAATGCCGTCGACACCTGGGTGTCGCCGTTTCCATTTTCAGCAATTTTAGTTTCACGGCTCACAACGTCAGAACTTGCTGCAGTTCTTCATAGTCACTTCGGTGAAGCCCTTTTTATGATTGTCGAAGCAACGTCTTGGAATTCGTCAGGGTGGCTGCCTCCGGAGTTCTGGGAATACGTGAACAATCCGCAAGGGGCGTGGTCCAAAAACGTGTTTAAACTGCCCGCTCCCAGTAGCCATGACTCCCTCTAGTGCAGTGAAATGCGCTGCAGTAGCAGCGACGCTGTTAAGTGGGGTGGGGAACGACTCTATCGCACTAATACCGTGCCGGGCTCTACGTGCTGCCACGGCGTATCATGCCCCTCTAGGTAGTGCTCGGTCATGCTGAGCGAAGAGTGGCCCATCAGGTTTTGAATCTGTTCAATGGCCCAGCCAGTTTCAGTTAGAAGTGCGCCGCCCAGGCTGCGTATCTCATGAAAGCTTGGCGGATTGGTTCCAGATACCCCCGCCGCGTCGCGGGCATCCTGAAACGCTCGAGTCAGCTGCTCCGGCATCACCTGGGTGTGGTGCACCCGCGCTGAAGCGCGCTTGTCCGATGGCCGGGCCCGGTCAGGGAGGCGGTGAACCACGAAGGGGGACACCACGGCATCCCGTGCCTGAGACAAAAGCGCCGCGAGCTCGTCGCCGACGCGAATCTTCAATTTCACTAAGGTGCTGCCTTCGGTCTTCTGCGGCACTACCCACAGGAAGCCATCGTGCACGTCGGAAAACTTCAGCGAGACCACGTCGTCGCGGCGCAGCAGTGTCACCAGCGACAGGTCCATCGCCAGCCGGAGCCACGGCTCAGCTTGGTCCCAGATCGCCGCGTAGACCTCCTTCGTTAGGCGCGCGCGCTTTCTCTCATGCTGGAACCGGCGCGTGGCCAGGACTGGGTTGGTGTCGATCCAGCCCTCCTGCACGGCGCAACCCAGAATCCACCCCAGCACCAGGCGGAACTGTTGGCGCGCGCGGTCGGAGGCGGTGACCGCGCGGATGAACTCTGCGCACTCCTTGACCGTGACCTGCTCGACTGGCCGGGCGCCAATACCAGCTTCAATGCGACGGATCACGCTCTCGTACACTTCGGCCGTTTTCGGGGCCCACTTCCGCGCAGGGATATCGTCTCGGCGGAACACCGCGATCGCATCGGCGACGGTGTCCTTTGAGCCGATCACCCGGTCCACGAGGTCGTTCGTGGGCATAAGCAGAGCATTGAGCTTCTTGGCTGCGGCAAAGGCTCGTGCTTTGTCGGTGCCCATCCAAGTCTCCCGCTTCGTGACGGGGTGCCGGTACTTGAATCCTTCCCGGTTGGGGTAGAGGTTTGCCGGCCATCCTTGGCGGCTTTTGCTGCGTGGTCGCGGTGCCATTCGTATCAACCTGCCTTCAGTACGCGCTCGACGAGTAGGTCGCCGTCGGCAAGCCATTCGTGTTCGTCGATGAACCAAGTTCCGCCGACCTTCTTGCCGGGAATCTTTCCGTCGCGCAGCCAGCGCTGCAGCGTGGCAACGCTCGGGCGGCTAGTGTCGTCAAAGTACTTTTGCAGCCATTTATCGGCGGTCAGAAGTTTCATTCCTGGCATCCCATGCTTGCCACCGTCGCAGGAACGATGGTGGCGACCCAGCCGAGTTGCATCGCGTAGGCGGGGTTGTTGAGGTGGATGCGGTTCATGGCAGAATCGGCTCCATTATGGACATGGGGAAGTAGCGATGGCGGTTTGCCCGCTCGCGGTGGATTGGGGAAACGTGGCCGACTGGGCGGCGGTTGTGATCGGTGTTGGCGCTGCAGTGGCGACTACTTTCGTTGCAGTGCTCGCGCACCGAACGTCGAAGCGGGCCACTCAGATAGCTGAGGAAGCGGCAACAATTGCTGACCAGCAGCATCGGGAAGCCGTTGCACTTAGGCATGGAACGGCTGGGATTCTGCGCAGCCTTCTTGCGGTGGAAATGGCGTTCTTGCCTCCAAAGCTCGCTGCAGCGTTGCACACGATGAGAAAGGTGGACGCACCTGATGCAGGTTTGATCGCTGATGCCAAGGATTTGCGGTGGGTGCTCGCTGAGCTTCAGGCAAGCTTGATGCCTACTGCTGAAGGCGTTCAGGACAAGTTGCACAATTTCGAGGAGGAAATCGGCAACGAGATTGCAGCCCTCATCGGGCAGGGTCGGGCGATTTCTGACCTTTGCCGCCGGTTTGAAAGTCGAGTGCTTTGGGAAGATCAAGGAACTGAGGTGATATTGCGCCGGGAAGGCAGGGATCACTTTGTCGCAATCCGCAACGACATTAGGAGAATGCTTAAGGCGAGTTTGGAGGCTGCACCCTTCTTCTCCCCGTTGGTCAAGAACATGCCAGGCAGCTACGACGAAATTGTGCGGCTTGCAGAATCGGATGATTGACCTATGGGTCACGGCGGCCTTTCCCTAACGTGGCGAGGTCGATCTCGCCCACCTGATCGCGCAAGCGGTAGCACGCAGCGCGCAGCGCGATCGCCATGGCCTGGCGGGTGTCATGGCGGTAGAAGTTCAGACCGACGAAGTGCACCGCGCCGGTATGGTCCCGAAGGAACAGGCGATAGACGACGATTCCGGAAAGTCCCATCGGGAAACGGCCCCAAGAGAATCCGCCTTGCTTCTTCGGCGAGCGTCGCATTACGGAGGTTTTCATGAGTGGCCTCGTTGGGCAGTTGCTTGCGCCAGCCGTTGGCTTCCGGAGGCGTCATTGATCTCGCGGCGGGTCATCTCGCGACGGGTTGGGGTGTTGCCCAAGAGTTCCACGTTGCCGCCGGCGCGACGGAACGCGGCAAGCTGATCGGCGATCACCGCACGCTCCCGGTCTTTGTGCTGAACGGTGGTGCTGTTGTGGCTGCCAGTGGGGGCGGAGCGCATTACGCGTGCCACGGCGGCGCGAGTCGGTTCCACGCGCGCATCAGGTGTGCGCATCAACCGGTGCATCGTGGGGGTCAGCGTCCAGACCCTGTTGCCCTTGGTGATGCTCACCTGCGCCTGGCCGGTATCGCGCATTGCCGCGAGCGAACTGTTGAGCTGCTTGGGGGTGCAAGTCAGCTTCCCGGAAGCGAGAAGCTCTTCATCGCTCGCGCCAGCAGGCCGGTCGAGCAGAAGAGCGCGGATGGCGGCCGCACGGCCGAATTGCTGGATCTTGGCACTCATGCTGGCTCCTTGGCGGTGAGGTCGCGCACGCGCACGCCCTGGCGATCAAGCCAGCGACGCGCCGATTGCAGCGACTTTTGAGAGAGGGGGAATCGGCCGGTACCGATCTGGAGTTCGCGGCCACGCACGGTCGCTGAGCGGCCCGTGGCGGCCGCTACTTCGGTGGGGGTGGCGCTGTGTGGGCTCGCGTAACGGCCAGCCCACAGCCACCCTGCGCAGACCATCAGCACCAGGGTTGCGCCGTGTGTGCCGGTCGCGAATGCCTGTTCGATTGGAAGAGTGCTGCCAGTCACACGGCACCTGCCTGTGCGCGAGCCTTCGCGATCAATGCTTCGGCCTGTTGCACGCCGAGCTTCGTCAGTGTTGCAACCGTGGGGAACATCCGATTGTCGAAATCGATCAGGGCGCGTTCGTCCAGCCAGTTCATGACCCTGCGGCTAAACACCTGGGCTGGCGTGGTGGACGACACGAACCCGCCGCGCGTGCGCTTCAGGGTGCGGGTGGGCGCGCCGAAGGCGGTCAGCAGCGCGGTGCGTTCTAGCGGCTTGAGAGGGGAAGGCATAGAGGGCTCCAGATCAGGCTGCGTGCACGGCCGGCATGCGGGCGAGAACAGCGCCGCGGGCACGGGCAAGGTGGGAGATGGGGATCAGCTGCGATGCCAGATCCGGATCGGTCCAGCGCAGCTCGGCGATCGCGAGCGATTCGCTGGGCACCGTTGCCTTCTGGCAGAGATGGCATTCGAAGTGCACGAGGGCGGGCACTGGCGCGCCGAGCTGGTGGCCTGCCGGCGCACCTGTGGTCGTCACGATTTGCGGGCGGTGTCCAGGGCGGCACAGCGGTACAGAGGCGGGTGCGGGGCGGGCGGTCTGCATGGCATCACCCGCGAACGCTGGAGGACGCGGCCCAGCGCGCCTGATTGGCGTCGCGGTCAGCGTGGGCTTGGCTGATTTCAACCAAGCGGAGAGGCACGACGACAGCTGACACTACAGCGACGACAGCCCACGCGATTCGGTGCCGGCGGTTCATGCGGCTTCTCCTTGAACCGGCTGCGCAGCTTCGCTACGCGTGGCCTGGTGGAGCAGTCGATTGAGGTGCCCCAACCATTCGCCCAAGGGCTGAACTGATTTCGGATGCACTTCGATCGACATGAAGCCCAGGCAAAGGTGCGTCTTGCCTCCGTCATGCATAGGCGTGGACGGAAGCTGGTCGAGGTCACCGTAGTGTGAGAGAACGATCAGAGATGACTTGCCGCGGCTGATCTGGCTCGGGGATGCCTGCTTGATCAGGTGGATGTAGAACTGGCGGATTCCCTGGTCATAGGAAACGCTGAGCACGAGACCGCTCGGTGTCCTCAACCTGATCCGCTGGATGCGGTCGCCTGCGAAGGCATGGGCGAGGCCTTTCATGCCCAAACCTCGGCTGCCATGTCCCGCGATTCGGCTTCAACGCGGCGGGCGGCGACGCCCATGCGGCGCGATCGACGCAGCTGGTTCCGGCTGTGCTCGCCGGCGCTGCGGGCTCGCAGGACGTTGGCACGGGTGTGGTCGCGGGCAGCCTGCGCCAGCAGGCACGAGGCGGCCTGGAGCGGCAGCGGGGCCTTGGGCAGGGAGTCGGCAGCGGTGCGGTAGGACATGGCGCTCTCCAATGGAAGGAGGGCGCCGGCGGGCCTGGTGCCTGGGGAGTGGCGTCCGGCGGCGCCAGCAGGGGAGGGCTGGGCCGTCAGAGGCGGCCCGCCGGTCGCCCGTCGGCTGGTGCCGACGAGGCATTTATCTCACAGCTAAATCATTGGCGCAATAGCTGCCAGCTAAATTTCGCTATTGGGGCCTGCGAGCGCATCGCCGATAATGGAGGCTGAGCACAGCTTGAGGGGCGCAGGATGCGGATATGGCTGGGATGGTCGGCAATTGTCATGGCCGGGCTGTGGGGGCCTGCGCATGCCCAGGTCTACAAGTGCAAGGGGGCGGCAGGGGAGGCTGTGTATTCCCAGAACCCTTGTGGCGGGTCCGCAGAAGAAGTGAAAGTGAGAACCAGTCGCGCCGCTACCCGCACTGCAGGCGAGGTTGCCAATCGGGATGCCGTGTTCCGATCCACCGACCTCACGGACATTGCTATTGCAGAGCGCAACTGCATTGCCTCTGCGAGTTCGAGCATCTATGGCCCGGTCAACGCGCGGGCTGCTGACTACCAACGGCAGATATCCGCTCTGTCACGCGAAGCCGCCACGGCAAAGAACAATCTAGCCGGCGCTACCTATCAGGCTGCTGTTCGAAGTCAGATCTCTGGGATCCAAGGATCGATGAGCGCAGAGCGCCAGACGGCGGATTCAAACATGACGTCGGCTAGGCAACGTTGTGCCGATGAGCGCAGGTCGAAAGAGGAAGGGGTGAAGAAGGCCTATGAAGCTCGCGCGAGCCAGCCGGCAGCGGCCGGCTACTAGCTCGGCCGGCCGCTGGAAACTTCGCTAGTCTGAGAGAGGGATGGCAACGTTGCGGATCAGTCCCGCCTCTTCAATAGAAACACCCTCAACGCAGCACTCTCGGGCGTACTCCATTTCACGGTGAAGCGCCATAAGGTCTGCATCTTCAAGGCAATCGATGCCCGGCAGGTTGAAGGTTGCTTGGGCAATGAGACAGCCCAGGTTGTACTGATCGCGAAGCCAGCGAATCCTTCGCAGAACTGAGTCCCTGGTGATGCTGTCGATCACCGTAGGACGCGGGGTGTTGATCACCCGCAGCTTGGGTTGAGAGGTCTTACGCTTGTCGACGCGTTCCGCGATGATTGCGGCCAGCGCTTCCATGCTCCCCGGTTCCGGAGGCTTCTTCTTCTGCGTTTCCATTCTTCTCCCTGAGTCGATCTGACAAAGCCTTGCTGAAGTCGATCAGGTTGTCGGGTGTAATCGTCAGCTCGCCTCGCTTGAGCAGGTATTCATACGCATACGCCAAAGGCGTGCCGTCCTGCTCGTTGTCGAAGTCGTCAATGTCGAGGTTGCTGAACGTCAGCCGCAACAGCCTGAGCGCGGACGCGATGATCTCAGGGTCGATTCGCAGGGCGTGAGATAGGGCGGGCGCCTGTTGCGTATCTGATCGGACGTCGTGAGCAACATCCATCCAGCCGTGGGCGAGCCCTGCCTGACGCTCGATCTTCCTGGCAACGTCGTCCCCCATCTTCTTCCCGCCCAGCAGCTGGTTCAGGTAGGAGGGGGCCATATCGAATCGGATGGCGATGGCCTTCTGTGTGCCCAACTCATGGGTCAACCGATCGACGAGCGAGCGGATGTTGCGGTGCCGGGTGCTTGTAACGTCCATGTGCGTAGGGTAGCCAGCGGCTAAACACCCATGTTTCGCTGGTGGCTTGACAATCGGGTTTAGCTCCGGGCTAAATATGAACACATGGACCTCTCATCATTCATCTCTGACCCCGCGCGCAAGCGACGCCTGGCCGCGTTGACTGGTGCTTCCGAAGGCTATCTCTGGCAATGCGCAACGGCTTGGCGAGGTAAACGGGCAAGTACCGGCCTCGCTATGGCAATTGAGTCAGCGAGCGCCGTTATTGCAGCGGAATCTGGCGTTGAGCCGGTTACCCGGCAGGAAGTGAGGCCTGACATCTGGCCGCCGGGGGAGGCTGCGTGACCCGTTCCACCATCCAACTGGACGAGAGTCTTGGGAGCGGTGAAGTGGGCGCGCTGGTGGATGTCGCGCTCACAGATGCCTGCCATCCAGACGGCCTGGTTCTTTCGCGGGATCAGTGGTCGGAACTGTTCCGTCAGCGACGAGCCGCATCGCGACCGCTCCATTTGTGGGAGGTGCCCAATCATGGCTGACCCCCGGATCCATCGGTGCGAAGAAGACCGCCACGACGCCGCCAAGGCCAGCGCTGGCGCTGTACTGGCGCAACGCGGTGAAGTGCATGCGCTGATGGAACAGAATGATTTCGCTCATGGGACGCATGGTGCCCACCCCTTGGCCGATAACGGAACGATGAAACGCGCAGCGTTTCAGGGGCGGGCGAGGTGACGTGCGCGCGCTCCGACATCTACTGGCGCGATGCCGCCTACAACGCTGTGGCGAAGATGCCAGGCAGTGTCATTGCTGCCGCGGCATACCTGACCAAGCGCCGCGGCGTCAGCATTAAGGGCGAGACTCTGCGCAAGAAGCTCAGGGGAATCGACGGCGAATCCATATCTATGGAGATGCTGGAGATGCTGACTGAGTGGATGATGGAGCAGGCCGCCGGCACTGCCATCGCCACGGACTGGATCCTCTCGCTAGCCGCTCAGTTCAACTTGGCCGTGGACCACGTCCCTTCCGCACCTGAAGGCGGTTGGCCGGATGAGATCGCTGCGATCAGGGACAAGCTGCTTCACGTCTCCAAGTTCTGCGGCCAGTTGTCGGCGGTAGCACTGGACGTATTGGAAGACAACCAGGTGACCCTCGCAGAGGCCGACAAGATGCTAGATGCGCTTCAGGCACTGCGGACCATGTGTCATCGGATGGAGCGCAATCTGCGCCGCGCCCTCAAGAAAGGCCGGCGGCGTGAATGACGTGGCCATCTATCGACCGCCCCGGGCACGGAAAGTGAACGGACGCCGGATCGTCAGCGCCGCAGCGCGAGCAGAGATCGAGGCCATCGAACGCCTGTTGTCCAGCAGTGAGCCTGGGCCGGTAGGAGAAGAGGCTTTGGCCGCACGCGCGCTCCTTTGGAATACGCAGCACGAAAAGGAAGGGCAGCAGTGCGATTTGCCCTTGGGGAATACGGAACGCCATGACCATCAGTGACCTTGCCCCTCCCCCCCGGGAGAGCCTCGAACGGCCGCTCGGGCGGTTCAGTTTCGCTGAACGTTCGAACCTGAACGGGCGTCCTCAGCGGGCGCCAGTCGTTGGGTCCTCCCCAGGTCGGCCTACTGCGGGTAACCAAACGCGCACTGGTCGTGTAGTTAGCGACACGGGAAGTTACTGAATGTCAGCCAATTACGATGACGTGCTGGGCCAGCTCACCGATGCTGGCCTGATCCTCGACAGCCTGGACGTGAGCGGGCGCATGGTCCGCTGCAGGGTAGAAGGGTCGCGCGAGCGGCGCGGTTGGTATGTGCTGCATGAGCTCAACACGGGGAGCGGCGACCAACTAGTCGTTGGCACGTTCGGTGTGTGGCACGGCAACGACAATGGCGCTCAGAAGGTAGAACTGCGCAAGCGCGACAGTACCTTCAGCCACGAGCAGCGCGAAGCGCTCAAACGACGGCTGGCAGAAGACCGCAAGCGCGCCGACGCCGCGCGAAAGGAACAGCAGAAGCGGGCCGCAGCCCGGGCCAGCGACGCATGGAACAAGGCGCTTCCCGACGGCGACGCCGACTACCTGGCAGACAAGGCGGTTCAGGCCTTCGGCCTTCGCTACGGTCGAAGCGGCGTTGCCTTAGTGCCGCTGCTGGATGTGAACGGATCGGTGCATGGCCTGCAGGTGCTGCGCAGCACTAAGCAGGCGCAGGCAGCGAGAAAGCCTGCCAAGGAATTCTGGCCGGCGGGCCTCGCCAAGAAGGGCCATTTCCACCTGATCGGCGGCACGCCCCAGTGGATTCTGCTGGTGGCAGAGGGTTACGCGACAGCGGCTACGCTGCACATGGCCACCGGCTACCCGGTAGCTGTTGCGTTCGACGCCGGCAACCTGATGTCCGTCACTGCGACCCTGGCAAAGCGCTACCGCACGGCCAAAATCCTGGTCTGTGGTGACGATGACGTGCTGCAGAAGTGTCGCAGCTGCAAAGCGCGCCTGGTGCTGGTCGACGCCCCGGAGCTTTGCCCGACCTGCGGAATGTCGCACTGTGCGGTGAATGCCGGGTTGCTCGGCGCTGAGGCCGCGGCGCTGGATGTTGGCGGCGCGGTACTGCTGCCTGAGTTCGGCGATGGGCCGGGCCGCCGCGAACGCTTCATCGAGCATGGCCGCAAGGTCAGCGACTTCAACGACCTGCACGTCCTGGAAGGGCTGCACGTCGTGCGCAGCCAGGTCGAAGCCCGCATCACGGAGCTTTCGTGGCGGCCTCGAAACGAAAGTCGCGCGCCTTCCATCACCACCACCGGGGGCGAGGGGCTGGCCCCGCTCAAGCCCATCGACTCGCTCGATGAACTGCTGGAGCGGTTCGCGCTGGTGTACGGGCAGGGGGGAACGGTGTTCGACCGCAAGGAACACATGCTGATGGCGTTGGGCGACATGGGGCATGCCTGCGTGCGACGGGAACTGCACCGCGCGTGGATGGAGCACCCGGCGCGTTCCATCGTGCGCGTACGCGAAGTGGACTTCGATCCCTCTGGTATGAAGGAGGGGGTCACATGCAACCTGTTTGCGGGCTGGCCCACCACGCCAAAGGCGGGCGACTGCGACAAGCTGCTGCATCTGCTGTGGCACATGTGCGGCAACGAGGCAAATCAGAAGGCACTGTACGACTGGGTGCTCAGGTGGCTGGCGTACCCGCTGCAGCACCCTGGCGCCAAGATGAAGAGCACCATCGTGATCCACGGGCCGCAGGGCACCGGAAAGAACATGTTCTTCGATGAGTACATGAAGCTGTTCGGTGACTACGGGCGCGTGCTGGACCAGGCGGCACTGGAAGACAAGTTCAATGACTGGGCCAGCCGCAAGCTGTTCCTGCTGGCCGACGAAGTGGTGGCGCGGACCGAGGTCTACCACCTGAAGAACAAGCTCAAGGCGCTGATCACCGGCGATCGCATCCGGATCAATCCGAAGAACATCCAAGCCTACGAAGAAGACAACCACGCCAACCTGGTGTTCCTGTCCAACGAGGCCATGCCTGTGGTGTTGGAAGAAGATGACCGCCGCCACGCCGTGATCTGGACACCTGAGAAGCTGACACAGGACTTCTATCTGGAAGTGATGGCGGAGATCCGCAATGGCGGAACCGCCGCGCTGCATGACTACCTGCTGCGCCTGGACCTGAGGGACTTCTCCAACGGCACCAATCCACCGATGACTGACGCCAAGCGGGAGCTGATCGGCTTGAGCCAGGACAGTCCACAGCGCTTTCTGGATGAGCTGTACGGGGGGGATATCCCTGGCGTCACGCCGCGGCCGGCGCTCTCGAAGGAATGGTATGAGCTCTACAAGGTCTGGTGCAGTAGAGAGGGCGTACGCCCCGCGCCGAACCCCAAGTTCGTTAATGCCTTGGTGCGTAAGCGCCAGATCACCCATCCCGACCGCGCGCGCAAGCGCTACGTGGTCGCGCAGACAACGCATGGGCCGCACGGCTTCCTGATGCTGGGGGCCATTGCGACTACTGACGGGCGCAGCGAGCAGACGTTCCTGGGCGACGAGGTGCAGGCCTTCCGCACTTCGTTCAACGACTACAGGGGGCGCGCATGAATACTGCGGCCGCTCGTGTGCGGGACGTGCGGGGACAAGTGCGGGACATGGTGCGGGCGTTTGCCCTACGGGCAGCAGGCGTGTGCGGGATGTGCGGGATAGCTGCCTCACGTGGGCGCGGGAGAAGTGATGTGCATATCAACGGCGCCTCGGTGACTCCACGCGCGTATAGGGTCCCGCACATCCCGCACGTCCCGCACATCGCTTGCAGCGCTTGGGTTTCGAGCATTTCTACGGCCGCACGCTACACCGCACATCCCGCACGGCTGCTCGCGCGCGCGTTTTCTTCCGTCATTGCCTGTTTGAAAGAAAAGAAGGAAGTGGACCTGTATGGCTTTTGAGGACGATGTGACGGTATCTGGCAAGGAACTGGCGGCGCTGATCGGCTGCCGCCCTTCCTACATCGTGGAGCTCAACAAGAAAGGGCGCTTGGTGCCGGTGAGCGAAGGAAAGGGCTACCAGCGCGACGCTTCCTTGGCGCTGTACGGACAGACCAAGGACCCCAGCTATGCTGCCGTCGCGACCCGACATGCTCAGGCGCGCGGGGCAGCGCTTGGCGGAGCGGTGGAGGTGGAGGATGGGGAGGATGCCGACAGCGAGCAGGACGGTGACCAGGGCGGAGTAGCGCCAGCGACACCCGACGCGAAGCGAAAGGCCAAGGCACTGGCGGACAAGGCTGAGATCGACGCCAAGGCAGCCGCGCGGGACTACGAGGTCAGCATGGGCAAGCTGCTTGATGCGAGCCAAGTTGAACACGTGCTGGCCGAAGCTGCGACTGCGATCCGAGTTGATCTGGAGCGCATGGCCGACACGCTCGCTCCGCAGCTGGCGGCCACCACCGACGAATCGCGTTGCCGCGAGTTGGTCTGGAATGAGGTGAGTCACGCGTTGGAAGAAATGAGCCGGGGCTTCAGAGTTGCGGCCGTTGCGGTGGCTGAATGACTGGGTCCGTCGCACAGCGGTTGACTACCGTCCTCGCGCGGGCGCTGCAGCCGCGGCGGCCGCTGACTGTCTCTCAATGGTGCGACGAACACATGCGCCTCTCCAGCAAGGGCAGCAGCAAGCCCGGAAGGTGGGTGACTGACCGTAACCCGCCGCTTCGGGAGCCGATGGACAACATGTCCGCGCGGAGCCCGGTCCATGATCAAGCCTGCAAGTTCCCCATCCAGTTCGGCAAGAGCCAGGTGGCAACCAACTCTATCGCGTACTGGATGGACTACGCCCCTGCGCCGATCATGTACGCGCTGCCGGGCGAGGCATCCATGAACAAGTGGGTGAACCAGAAGCTCAATCCGATGATCGAGGTGTGCCAGGCGGTGCGCAAAGCGCTGAGCAGCACCGCCAGCCGGGACAGCTCGAACCAGCGTACGTTTAAAGACTTCGCCGGCGGGCAGTTGTACGTCGAGCACATGGGTAGCCCCCAGCGCCTGAAATCCACGACCGTGAAGAACCTGGTGGTGGACGAAATCGACGAGGCGCCGCAGGTGCTGCTGACGGGCGACGACCCAGTCAAGATGCTGGACGGCCGCACGTCGTCTTTCCCCACCACATACAAACGCCTGTACATCAGTACCCCGGGCATCGCGGGGCTCAGCCGAATCGACAGGCTGTTCGAGAAGTCGGACCAGCGCCGATACCACGTGCCTTGCCCGCACTGCGGTCATTTCCAGCACCTGCAGTGGAGCGGTTTGCACTGGTCGCCCGACGCCAAGCATGCGTGGTATGGGTGCAGCGAGTGCGGCGCCTGCATCGAAGAGCATCACAAAACGGACATGATCGCCGCCGGCCGGTGGGTCGCTGCAAATCCTGACTCGCCCATCCGCGGCTACCACATCAACTGTCTCTACTATCAGTTCGGGCTGGGCCCGCGCTGGGTTGACCTGGTGCGCGAGTGGCTCGATGCGCAGAACGATCCGGCGGCGCTGAAGACCTTCATCAACGACCGACTGGCCGAGACGTGGGAAGACCCGAAGATGCGGTCGGTCAAGCACAACGTCATCGCCGACCGCGCCGAGCCGTACAGGCTTCGGCATGCGCCGCGCGGGGTTCTTGCTATCACTGTCGGCGTGGATACCCAAGACGGCCGTCTCGCGGTCCATATGATCGGCTGGGGCAGGGGAATGACGGCTTGGACGCTGGATTACGTCGAGCTGCAGGGAGACCCTGCGGAAGAGGCGGTATGGGTGGCGCTTACCGATCTGCTCAACCGTCCGATAGAACGTGAGGATGGTGTCTTGCTGCGGACTTTGGCGGTCGCAATCGACGCAGGCGGGCACCGCACTGAAGCCGTCAAAAACTACGTTCGGCAGCGGAAGGTGGCGCGTGTGATGTGCATTTTCGGCGCCGTTCCCAACAACGCACCGATTCTCTCCAAGGGCAAGTTGGCCGATGTGACGTGGAACGACAAGACCGACAAGCGGGGTATCACGATTCACCACGTCGGCACGGTGGCCGCCAAGCACTATCTCTACAGCCGGCTCGCGGCGGATGCTGAACGGCAAGCGGAAGCAAGGCTTGTTCGGTTCAGTGAAGAGCTGCCGTCCGAGTTCTATCCCGGCCTTGTGTCAGAGGTCTACAACCCGGTCAAGAATCGGTTTGAGAAACGCGTCGTGAGAAACGAGCCGCTGGATACCTGGGTTTACGCGTATGCCGCCGCGCACCATTCCGAGGTGCGCCTGCATCGCTACACCAAAACGGACTGGGATGCGCTGGAGGCTCGCCTGGCAGCGAGCGTCGCGAATTCGGATTCCCGTGAAACATCGAGTGTGCCTGCCAAGCCGGCAGTTGCGGATTCCCGTGGAACATCCAAGCCGGCTCGCCGCCGTGGCGGCTGGGCCGAGTCGAACTGAGGTCGCGATGGCAGAAGACATCAAAGCCGACGATCTGCTCGACCAGCTACGAGAATCCTACGTGGCCTCGATTCGGGCGGCAGAGCCAGGAATTCCTGCGCATGCCGCGCTCCAGATCGCAGACATGCTGGTGAGAGTGCAGTTGGACGTATTCGCCGGGAAGCGGGTTCGATATCGTTCCAAGGCAGAGTTCAACGGTGCGGCAGTGGCGGAGGATTGGGCGCGCGGATTGCCGGTTCAGGAAATCATGCGAAAGCACGGGTGCAGCCGGTCAGCGGCCTACAAACACCATCCCTCTCGACAAGCCGCAGCGGACTGAAAAAAAGTCCACGGCGCGCCATGACCGTGGACAGCGACATGTATATCTTTCCTATCCATGTCGAACACACAGCAACGACTGGACGCCTACCTGGCAGCTGAATCCCGCATTCTGACGGCAGGCTTCAGCGTGCGCTTTGATCAACGCCAGAGGCAAGAGGCGGAGCTCGCCGAGATCCGAAAGGCTATCCGAGAGCTCGAGGCCAGGCTCGCGGCAGAGCGCGGTCGTGGCGGTAGCGGCGGCAGCCTTCGCTACCGGACTGCGGTTTTCAATGGCTAAGCCAAACGCACTGGAGCGTGGCATTGCGGTGTTCGCGCCGCGCTATGCCGCACGTCGAATGTTTGCGCGCCAGGTCATGGCTGCCTATGAAGGTGGCCGGTCGACCAAGCGCCGCAGAAAGAGCCGGGACAACAGCACCAGCGAGCGAATGGTCGTCCGCGACGCTGCAACCGTGCGCGCAACAGTCCGTGATCTGGAGCGCAACTACGACCTGGTCGATGGTGCGCTCAGTACTCTGGTTCGCAATATCGTCGGTTCGTCAGGTATCAGCATTGAGCCGACGCCGCGCGACGGCCGGGCCGGAAGCAACTATGACAACATCGACGATGACTTCTCGCGGCAGCTGCTGAACCTCTGGCGTCAGTGGTGTGTCTCGCCGGACGTGACCCGGACGATGAGCTGGGTGCAGTGCCAGGAGCTTGCCTGCCGCAGCTGGCTGCGCGACGGTGAGCAGTTCACTCAGTTGGTGGAAGGGGCAGCAAAGTACATCACCCATGCGACGGCGGTGCCGCTGTCCATCGAGCTGTTGGAAGCCGACGTAGTGCCGCTGGAGTACGACGATGCCGAAAAGCGCATCAGCGCCGGCATCCAGCGCAATGAATGGGGGCAGCCCATTGCGTTCATGGTCTACAAGAACCACCCCGGCAATGGCGGCTGGAGCAGTATCGAAGCGCTGAAGTCTGTGCCGGCTCAGCGCTTCCTGCATCTCGCGGTTCGCAAGCGCCTATCTGGCCTGCGCGGTATCAGCCTGTTTGCCAGTGCCATTGATCGCCTGATCGATATTAAGGACTACGAGGAATCCGAGCGTGTTGCCGCCCGGATCGCTGCTCGTATTGCCGCTTACATCAAGCGTGACAAGGACATGGAGTTCGCGCCGTTGCAGACGGCGGATGGCCAGCCGCAACTGCCCGAAGAGCGGGACTTTCTGCTGGAGGCGGGCGCCATCTTCACTGAGACGCTGCCGGGTGAATCGATTGAGATGATCAACCCGAACCGCCCGAACACTGCCCTGGAGCGTTTCCGGATGGCGATGATGCGCGCCGTGTCGCGCGCCATCCAGCTCAGCTACTCCAGTATGTCCGGGGACTACGACGGCACTTACAGCGCCCAACGTCAGGAGCTGGTGGAGGCATTCGACGGGTACCGGATGATGACCGGCCAGTTCGTGTCCCGATTCGTGCAGCCGATCTGGGAGCGATTCGTACAGATGGCCATCGCCTCTGGACAGCTGAAGGTGCCGGCGCACATCCGGCCGGAGACCGTCGCCCAGGCGAACTTCCGCGGCCCAAAGATGCCGTGGATCGATCCCGGTCGTGAGGCTGACGGCCTCATGAAGCTGGCCCGCGGTGGCTGGCAGTCCGTGACGCAGGGCATTGCCGAGCGCGGCGGCCGCGTGCAGGACACCTACGAGGAAATCTCGCGCGAGCGGAAGCTGGCCGAAGAGCTCGGCTTGGTGTTCGACAGCGATGCCCGCTACACCAGCGGTGCGGGTGTCACTCAAGCCCGGACGGGCGAGGCGACATATCCGGATGCCGACGATACCGGCCGCCGTGAAGAGAACGGAAACCAGCGGCAGCGCGCATCGCGCTCCCGCCCGACCAGTACCGGAGACCACCCCTGATGAAAACCTCGCCGCTCTCCAGCGCCATCCTGGCATCCCAGGCATTCGTTTCCACTGTTCCGCAGGCAGGGCCGCGCGACGCGCCGGCGCGTCCGAAGATTGAGCCGCTGATGCGGCTTCAGCCCGTTGCCGAATCCGACGGTGTCTACGAGCTGCTGATCTACGGTGACATCGGTGAGTGCTGGTGGACCGAATCGGTTACCGCGCAGTCCGTGGCCCAGCAGCTCAATGACCTCGACAGCACGGTCGCGACCATCAATGTGCGCATCAACAGCTACGGCGGTAGCGTTGCTGACGGCTTGGCAATTTACAACGCTCTCAAGCGGCACAAGGCGGCCAAGGCGGTCACCGTCGACGGTGTGGCAATGTCCAGTGCGTCGCTGATTGCAATGGCCGGCGACACCGTGAGCATGCCGGCCACGTCGATCTTGATGATTCACGCGCCGTGGGGAGGCGTGTATGGGAACGCCAAAGAGCTGCGCCAGTACGCCGATGTACTCGATACGTTCAGCGCCTCGATGGCCGACGCGTACGTAAAGAAGTCGGGCAAGTCCAAGGAGGAGATCCTTGGGCTACTGCAGGATGGCGAAGATCACTACTACACCGGCGAAGAAGCCGTAGCGGCCGGTTTCGCCGATGCGGTGGACTCCGACGCCCAGGAAGAGGCCGACCCGGATGAGCAGGCCCGCGCCTTTGCCGCTTCCCTGGCGCAGCGTGTCACCGCGCGTGGCGCCTCGGCGAAGTACGCCAACCTGTCGTTCGCCGCCGCACTGCGGGCACCGCGTGCCTCGGTCATCGCGCGGGCGGCAAGCGCCGCCCATGCGCCCCACGACACATCGAATCCGCCGGCCGAACCGGCCGCGAACACCCCGCCGGCGGATGCCGGTAATCCCTCCGGAGACAACACCATGCTCACCCCCGAACAGAAGCAGGCACTGGCGGCTCGCCGCGAGGCCATCCGTGCGCAGTTCGCGCCGTTCCAGAACCGCGCCGATCTGAACCAGGCTGCCCTGGCTACCCTGCAGCGCGACTGCGAAGACGACACCGATCTGACCGTCGAGGCGGTCGGCACCAAGTTGCTGGCGTTCCTGGGCACTGCCACGCCCTCGGCGGCCGGTGCGCCGTCCTCCGCCCCGGTGGGCCAGCTCAGCGAGGACGAAACGAAGACCTACCGCGACGGTGCGATCGCCGCGCTGATGCACCGTACCAACCCGGCCGCGCACAAGCTGGACGGTCCGGCCGCCAACTTCCGTGGCATGGACCTGCAGGATATGGCGCGTGACGCGCTGGCTCGTGCGGGTCACAGCCCGAAGGGGATGTCCAAGCAGGAGATCGCGGTCAAAGCGCTGCAGTCCACCAGCGACTTCCCGGCGATCCTGGGCAACGTCGTCAACCGCAGCCTGCGCGCCGGCTACGAGGGTACCCAGCGCACCTTCGTGGCTTTCAGCCGCCAGGCCACCCTGCCGGACTTCAAGGAAATCACCCGTGGGCAGCTGAGCGGCGCGCCGTCGCTGAAGCGCGTCCCGGAGGGGGGCGAGTACGAGCAGGGCACCATCGGTGAAGGCGCAGAGAAGTACGCGGTCCAGAAGTACGGCCGGATCGTTGCCCTCACGTGGGAAACCATCGTCAACGATGATCTGGATGCGCTCAGCCGCATTCCGTTCGCCTTCGGTGCGAGTGCTGCCGATCTGGAGTCGGACCTGGTCTACGCAATCCTGACCGGCAACCCGAATATGGCTGACGGCAAGGCGCTGTTCCACGCCGCCCACGGCAATCTCGGCGCTGCCGCTGCACTAGCCGACGCGCTGGATCGGAGCAAGCCCAACCCGCTGTCGAAGATGCGGGAGAAGATGACCCTGCAGAAGGGTTTGGATGGCCGCTACATCAGCGTGCGTCCGAAGTTCCTCATCGTGCCGCCGGGCCTGGAAGAGGTGGCGCTCAAGGTGACCAGCGCTGCGATCATCGCGGGCAAGGGTGCCGACCTGAATGTCACGGGTGTGACGCTGACGCCCATCGTGGAGCCGCGCCTGCATGACGGCAGCGAAACCGCCTGGTACGGCGCCGCCGAGCCGGGCGTGATTGACACCATCGAGTACGGCTATCTCGAAGGCCACGAGGGCGTGTTCACCGAAACCAAGCAGGGCTTCGAAGTCGACGGCCTGCAGGTGAAGTGCCGCCACATCTTCGGTGCCAAGGCCATCGACTACCGCGGCCTCTTCATGAACCCCGGCCAGTAATCCCCAGGGCACGGACTGCGGTCCGTGTCTTCCCTTGAATACGGAGCAGAGTCATGAAGAACGCACATAGCAGCGGTGACACGATCACCATCCCGGCCCCGGCCGACGTGAAGTCGGGCGTCCCGTTCATCTATGGATCGTCGCTGGCGGTGCCGGTTACCGATGCCAAGCTCGGCGACCTGGTTGCGGTCCAGATCGAGCGGGCTTTCACCTTCCCGAAGCTCGCCGCTGCCGTCGTCCCCGGTGGCGCGAAGCTGCACTGGGACGTGCAGGGCGGCCAGTTCATCGTCGCCGGCGCCGACGTCGGCGATCTGGAGAACTGCGCGATCGCCATCGATGCCGCCGGCGTGAATGAAACCACCGTTGTGGCCAAGCTGCTGCCGGGTGTGGGCACGGTCAAGGCGTAAGAACTAGCCCACCACCGCATACATATGCCCGGGTGGCGTGTGCGGTGGTGGTGCTTTCACGGACACAGGGGGATCGATGAGCAGCACTGATGCAAACGCCCAGCTCGACCGGGCCATGAACGGCAAGTTTGCCTCTGTGGCGCTCAAGGTCGCCATCTTCGCGCTGCCCTTCGTGCTGACGGTCGCCGGCAGCGTGGTGAGCTGGATGCTCAACGACATCCGCAGCATTCAGGCAGAGCAAGGCAAGGGTCTCCAGCAGGTGACCAGCGACGTGCAGGTGGTGAACGCGAAGCTGGATAACGGGGTGATCTGGCGGATCGCCGAGCTGGAACGTCGTCTCAACACCGTGGAACAGGCGCAGAAAACACCATGAATCGCATTCTCTCCTTCTTCAGCCGCTGGCAGGAATTCATTGTATGGCTGCCGGTGCTGGTCTTCCTGGCGCTGCTCGGCTGGATTCTGCTGGGCGCGCTTGACCGCACCGTCGGTGCCGACGTGTTGGCGCAGCTGCTGCAGTTGCCGATCTCGGCCGCGTACCTCGCGACCGCATGCGCAGCCGCCTGGTTGTTCAAACGCACCTATCTCTTCGACCTCAACGAAAAGGATGAGCAGCGTCTTCACGATGCAGCCTGTCGCGGCGATGCTTTGGCGTGGCGGGTGCTGTTGCTCGATCGCGCTGAGTGGCTCTGCCTGGTCGGGCTGTTCGTCGCCTTCTTCTGGATCGCCCGATGAGTGCCCGCCGTCTTCTTCTCGCCCTGCTGGTCGTCTCGCTCACGGCGTGCGGCCAAGTCCCGGTGGCCGCATCCATCTCGGTGCCGGACCCGGTCGCCGCGCCGGCGGCAGCCGTCGCGGAGGCGCGTGCAGATGTGGCCGACGCTGCTGCCCCGGCGGTTGCGTCAGCCCAAGAATCCACCTCGGCGGCTGTAATGCCCGTGGTCGTGGCGCTTCAGGAGGTCGTACAGGAGGTGATGCCACCGGCGGCCAGCCCTGCCCAGGTGTCCATCATCTCCCCGGCTGCTGTTGCGCTGATCGTCCGCTGGGAGGTGGGCAGCCAAGCGCTGTACACGCGGCGCTATGAGTCGCCCATCTGGCCGGGTGGCGCATCAGGTGTGACGTGGGGCGTCGGCTATGACGGTGGCCACCAGACGCGGCAGCAGATCGGCGTGGACTGGTCCGCCCTGGAGGCGGCATCCCGCCTGCAAGCGACCGCTGGTATCACCGGGTCTACCGCGCAACCGGTCGTGCGCGATCTCCGCGACGTGCGCGTTCCGTTCGGGCTGGCAAGTGATGTGTTCGGCGTGGCCTCGCTCCCTCGGTATCACTCCAGTGCGCGACGAGCGTTCGGTGCCGACGGGTTCGATGCGCTGCCCGCTGATGCCCGCGGTGCGTTGGTTTCCCTGGTCTACAACCGCGGTGCGTCGATGACCGGGCCGGCACGCGCGGAAATGCGCGCAATCCGCGATGTGTGCCTGCCCGGCACGGACGTGCATTGCATCGCGCGCCAGATTCGTCAGATGTGCCGACTGTGGCGCGGCACCAATCTGGAGGCAGGGCTTTGTGGTCGTCGTGAGGATGAAGCCGGCTTGACGGAGCGTGCGCGATGAAGCTGACCTCGGTGGTCGCAGTGAAGCCGCTCTTGTGGTTCATCGGGGTTCTTGCCCTGGCCGTGGTCGCGCTGTCCGTCTCCCTTGTCGTTGTGCGCGTCAATGCCCGTGCTTCGGTCGCCACCTATGAGGGCACTGGCGCTGCCTGTGCTGCGCAGAGGGAAGGCGCCACCACGCGCGTGGCGGAGCTGGTGTCAGCCAATGCCGGCTACGGCCGCGCTGTGGCTGTGCTGCAGGCCGAGCTGACGGTGGCGCAGAGGCAGGCGGCCACACTCAAGCAGCAGAGCGACAGCGCGGTTGCTGCGGCCGAGGCCCGTGAAGCGGACGCCAATCGGACGTTGAAGCAGTTCATGAATCGCTACGCCGGCCAAGCGCGTCAGACGCGCTGTGCGCTGGCTCTTACCGAAGTGGAGGCTTCATGCCCAGCATTCTCCGGTTATTGACCGTCGCGGCGGTCGCCGCCGTACTTGCTGCCTGTGGGCCGTCCAAGCCAGATGCAGGTCCGAGGCAGTGCGCCGTGAACCCTGAACCTGTCGTGGTGGAGCGACGCGTATACGTGACGATCCCTGCCGCGCTCACCCGCACCGAGGCTGTGCCGGAAGGTCCGATCGCGCAGTGCTTTGATGTTGCCGCGCAACGGCGGGCGGTCATCGAGCGTCTCAATGGACGGGCCGAGCAGGTGCGGGCCCTCCAGGGCACGGAGGTGAAGCCGTGAGCGCTTTCCTCCTGCTGGCCGTCGTGGCGCTTTGCTTTGCCCTGGCATGTAGCGTGAGTGCCCGTCGCGAGGGTCGGAGCTAATGAGCCAGCGTGCATTCCTGGCCGAGCTGGATTCAAGCCTGCACGCGGCCTTCGCGGCGGCAGGCATGGCCGACGGCGGCTTGTACACCCCGGTGCCAGGCGCTGTGCCTGTTCCATGCCAGGTGTATGTCACCCGCGACGTGGAGACGGTCGGCGACCTTCGTCAGTTCAAGGCGCACAGCGTCGAGATCGATTACGTGCTCGGCAGCCTCGCGGTGGCTGGGCTGGAGCCGGCCCAGAAGGGCCGACTACTGGTCGATGGAGACCTCTACGAGAACGCTACCCAGCTCTCGAACGATGGCTCGATGAGTCGTTGGAGGGTGCGCCATGTCAGAGCCTGAAATTGCAGATCCCGTGAGCTGGCAGTTGGTCGAGTTCCTCGCCGGGCGTGTCCGATTGATCACCAAGGAGGCCGGATACCGAACGGACATTGGGTTGGGCGCCGTGGTGATTGACGACGCGGATGTGCTGCCCGGCGCTGTGGGCCCGGCCACGGTGATCGAGGTAGACCGTATCAGTGCCACCACCGCAGGCCGGTCACAAGCCTCCTCCGATGTTGGCATCGTGATTGAGTTCAGCGTGCCGCGCGGCCGCGATGAATGTAACCCCCGCCGCTTGGTGCATCTCGCCCGGGCGGATCTGCGCAAGGCCCTCATGTTCGATATCCGCGAACTTCCTAAGGGCGTAATCACGTTCGAAGTGCTGGAAGCAAATTTGGCGACCGTCGGCGACGACGTGGGCCACAGCAGTGTCGTCGCTCAGATCACCGCGCGGGCCGGTCTGACCGAACTTTTCTAGCCCGCGTCCATTCCCAGGAGAATCCCTATGGCCCAACAGCCCCAGGTCCGCAAGTTCGCAGGCGATCTGCGGTTCTATGAGATCGGCGCCGGTGCCGATCGCAAACCGCTGATCCCCGACCCCGACGACAAGTTCGGCAACAAGCCGCTCGAGCAGAGTTCGTTGACGTTCGGCTATGAAGCCGGCGACACGACCGAAGTGAAGAGCAAGCGTCGCGATGATCGCTACGGTCAGATCATCCACCGCGACGCCAACCCGGGTACCACGAACGTGACGGTGGGCGCCTTGGAAGTGCCGGTCGGCTTCCTGGCTCGTATGCTCTACGGCAGCGCGGTCACGTCCACGGTGGCGGAAGGTGCTGTGGTCGACCAGGCCCTCCAGGTGCTCAGCAAGGATCTGCCGATCAGACTCGGCCACCGCTTCGTGCTGGCGAACCCGGCACCGGTGGTGAAGAAGGGTGAAAACCCGTTGGTGAAGGGTGAGGACTACACCATCGATCATCGCCAAGGGCTGCTGATTCCGAAGGCAGGCGGTGGAATCGAGCATGGCGATGCGCTCACCATCTCCTACAGCTATGACGGCTACCTCGAAACGGCCATCAACGGCGGTGCGGTTCCCAGCAAGTCGTTCATGATCCTGGGCGACGTGCAGGATCGGATCGGCGGCGAAGAGGGCCTGCTGCGTATTCCGCAGGTGGACCTGACCGTCGATGGCGATGTTGACTGGTTCAGCGACGAGCCGATCCAGCTGACTCTGACCGGGCCCGCCGTGTTCCGCTCGGAAGAGAGCGCCCTGTATACCTTCGAGTTGTACAAGCAGCAGGCCGGCTGATGCGGCCGGGAGTTTCCCTTAGCACCAAGTCGCCGGCGCCCGAAAGGGCGCCGGTTGCCGATGCCGGACGCGGGGGCTGAACGATGGCGAAGCTTTCACCCGCCGCACGCTTGAACTCCGCAGCCTTGGCGCGCCTTGCCGCACAGGTGGAGGGCGTGAGCGCCAAGGCGATCGCGCAGGCCGACACGCGGGCAATCGTATCCGTCCGTCGCCGCTTTGAGCCGGCTGCGAAGAAGGCGGTGCGGGAGGTCTACTCAGTCCGCGCAGGCGACCTCGTGGGGCGTTTCCAGATTCGATCAGGTGCTGACAAGGGCGGGGAATTCCTCTCTCTACATGCGTCCACCAGGAAGCTGCCGCTGATCAGCTTCGGCGGTCGGTGGGGCGGAGTAAAGACCGCCGGTGCCACCGCGCAGATCCAACTGGGTGCGCGGAGAACGTACAACTCGGCCTTCATCGCGACGGTCAACGGCCAGCGCCGGCTGCTGGTGCGGCAGTTCTCCCGCGACAGCGTGGCGCCATCCGGACGCGATCCCCGCAACAAGCTGCGGATCCTGACCGGCCCGAGCGCCTTCCAGATGGTCATGGGTGAGGACGATGCCATTGCCGCTCGCCTGTCCCGACAGATGAATGAATACCGGCGCAGCGAGCTGATCAGGCAGCTGCAATTGGCACGTAAGAGGAAGCGCTGATGGCGAACAATGCTGCATTCCAGGAGGCGCTACGGCTGGTGCTGGAGACCAGTGGCACGGATGGGGTTGACGAGCTGCGGCAGGCACTGGCCGAGATGGGCGTTGCATCGGAGGATGCAGCGGCCGACACCGGCCGGCTGGTCGACCAGCTCGCTGAACTCAACGCCACTGCGGACAAGGCCGAGTCGTTCGATGGGTTGCTCGCGTCCCTGTCTGACTTGGAGAAACGCTACGACGCCAACCAGAAGGCTGCTTACCAGCTTTCGCTCCAGATCGCTGCGGTGGATGAACCGTCGCAGTCGTTGCTCAACGTGCAGAAGAGCCTTCGTGCAGAGGGTGACAAGCTCAAGGAATCGCTGAACAAGCAGTGGGAGGCGGCAGCCAACGCGGAAAAGAGCCTTGCCGAGCTGGGGGTCAATACCAGCCAGCTGGCTGCCAGCCAGCAGCGGCTGCGCGAAGAGGCCTCCAAGATCGCCTCGGCGTTCGCAGACCAAGCGCGCGCAGCCGCTGAGGCTGCGGAGGAGACGCGGAGGCGCAACCGACAGATTCAGGAAGGAGACGACAGGTTCCGGTCGCAGGCCAAAGCGAGTACCGCTGCAGCGGACTCGCTGCGCGCGTACCGTGAGCGAGCCGGCGAGGCAGCCAGAGAGACGGCCGAGCTGGGTGCATCGGCTGCTGTAGCCTCCAGCGTGCTGGGCAAACTCAAGGGCATCGCCGCAGCGGCGCTTGGTTTCATCGGCTTTGGCAAGGTCGTTGATGGGATCAAGGCCATCATCAAGGAAGGGAGCGACGCCGAGCAGGAGCTGGGGCAGCTCCAGGCGGCGCTGTTCGCAGCCGGCAGGCAGGGTGAGTTCACGGCCGAGCAGCTTGCGGAGATGCGCAAGCAGTTGGAAGGCGGCCTGTTCGATGACGGTGAGATCTCGGCGGCACAGGTCCGGTTGCTGTCCTACACGAACATTGTCGGCCAGCAGTTCCCCGCCGCCATGCAGATCACGATAGACCAGGCTCAGCGATTGGGCATAAGCCTCGAGGCTTCTGCCGAAGTCGTGGGCAAGGCGCTGCAGACGCCTTCCAAGGCGATGGAATCGCTCACCAAGCAAGGCTTCACACTGGACGACAGTCAGAAGCAGCTGATCAAGCAGTTGGAGGCAACTGGTCGTGTGGCTGAAGCGCAGACGATTATTCTTGACCTGCTGGCGGAGTCCTATGGCGGCGCCGCTGCCGCGGCGAAGGTTGGCAAGATCGCTGGTCTCTGGAAGGCCGCTACCGAGCGCTTCAAAGACTGGAAGCAAGAGGTTGCGGATCAGGGCGTCCTGGTGTACTTCAAGGCGCAGCTCAGCGAGATCCTGACGACGGCCGACCGGCTCGCGAAGGACGGGACACTCACGCGCTGGGCGAAGCAGACGGCAGAAGCCATCATCACGTTGGCGAACGCGGCCAAGGGCGCGACCGTCTGGGTCGTTGAGCACAGCAGCGCAATCGCCGGGATGGCCAAGGCATTCGCGGCATTCGCTATCATCAAGGCAATCGTCCAGCTGAACAGCTGGCGCATTGGACTTATAGCTGCGACGCGTGCGCAATGGGCCAATGTCGCCGCGATGGATGCAGCTGGAAAAGGAGCGGTGACGCTCGGCAACCTGTTGCGCGCGATCCCAAGCGCGGTGCCGATCACCATTGCGCTGGTCGGGCTGGACGTTGCAATCAAGGGCCTTCGTCAGATGGGCGAGGCGTTGGGCGAGGAGCTCGCGAAGAACAGTGCGGCCAGTCAGCAGGCTGGCGAGTTCAGCCGGCTCTTGCGCGATCGCATGTATGAAGAGGCCGTTGCTCGCAAGGCGGTCGCCAACTCGCTTATCCAGTACCGCGATGTTGCGGTCAAGACGTCGGCAGAGGTGGCGGCGTTGAGCGATGCCGAGCGTGCGGCCTACCAGCGCCAGCTGGAAAGCCTGCGCGCATACCTCGCGGCGCAGGTCGGCTACCTGGAGCGGCAGAAGCAGCTGGGACTAGCCACAGACGAGCAGATCGCTCAGCTCGACCAGGTGTACGGGAGGTTGGCGCAGGTTCGGCAGGGATTTGCCGATATCACTGAAGGTGCGCGGGTTGCGGGAGATGCCCTGACCAATGGAATTGGCCCGGGTGCCCAGCTGGTCTTGGAGAAGCTGGGGGGTATCGACAAGGATGCCAAACTCGCGGCGGCGTCGATAGGGAAGCTGTTTCAGGATCTGAACTTTTCCGACACCAGGGCGCTTGAGGACGTTGCGGTAGCCCTGGCCCATCTTGCAGAGGAAGGGGGGGCGGCAGGGCGCAACATCCGTGACGGCTTGTTGGACTCGCTGCAGCGTCTCTCCGGTGAGGAGCTGATGCGCTTCCAGATGGCGGCGCAAGAGGCGTTCGGCTCGCTCCCCAAAGCTGCTGTCGACGCGTCGGCGGTCTTGGAACAGACGCTTGTTGCCGCCCTGCAAAAGCTTGGAGTGACCGCTGAAAGCGTCGGGATGAGCTTTGGGAAGACGGGGCGGGATGCTGTGGCTGCGTTCGCCACGGTAACCGACAGCGCGCTTGCGACGGGCGTCCAAATTGAGGCGGCGTTCAAGAAGGCGCTCGGCAACGTTTCTACGCGTGATGAGGCGGCCGCCCTCGGTGCGCTTCTGGAGGATGCTGGTCGCCGGGGCAAAGTTGGATTCGATCAAGCCCAACGCTCAGCCTCAGCGCTGAACGCACGCATTCGCGACATCACCAACGCGATGAACCCTCTGAATGATGAGTTCGGAAAGCTGGGTATTCAGTCCCAGGCGTCGCTCGATGCCGCGCGCGATTCGGCGAAGGCCGCGTTCGAGGCAATCAAACGCGGCGCGTCGCAGGGAAAGGCAAGCATCGAGGACGTGCGCCGCGCGTTCAAGGCCTACGCGGATACCGCCCGCAATGCAGTGGCTGACAGTGACGCATCGGCGAAATCACTGGTCGACGGACAGTTGGCCTACCTCGGCGCGATCTACCAGGTGAACGATGGGCTGAGTGACATGGGCAGCCGCGGTGAGGCCGCGGCAGGGAAGATCGCGACCGGCGCGGCGACCGCGGCGAGCGAGCTGGATGGCGTCGCGGCCTCCGCAGGGAACGCTGCAGCTGCCACTGAACAGGTTGCAAAGGCCGGTGGCGCTGTCGCCGGTGGCCTCGGAAGTGCGACGGTTGCTGCTCAGGGATTCTCGCTGTCGATGGGCGAGATCTCCGACAAGGCGCAGGAGATGCTGAATCAAATCAGTGGGCCCAATGGCCTCGAGCAGTTCGCGAATGTCTGGAACGGGCTCTTCTACGAACGACGGGATCTTGAGGAGTATCGCAAAGAGCTGGAGCGCACGGTCAAGGGGCTGGACGATATGACAGAGCAACGGCAGTCGCTTCGATCGCGGTTTCGGCTGGTGAGCGATGGCGAGCTCGACCAGGTGCTGCAGCTGGAGACCCAGATTACTGCCCAGCAGGAGGCCAGGGATAGGGCCAGCCGGGAAGCGACAGCAGAGCGGCGGCGTGCAGCGGAGGCTGAGGTGAAAGCGCAGGCTGAGGCTGATGCGAGGCGGGTGGGCAGTGGTGCCTCTGCTGGGGTTGACGTGCTTCGCATCGAATGGACTGCGCCGAGCCGGAGCGTGGTCGCAAGCGCATCTGCATCCGAGCGTGAGCAGGCTGAGCGACTGGCCGACCTCGTGGCGCCGCTGGTGTTGCAGAAGATCGCCCGTAGCAAGAGTGTATCGAGCCGCCCTGGGGGTGGTCGATGAGCCGCATCGTCCTCGCCGGCATCCCGCTCCCTGCCGACCTGCAGTGGATTGATGAGTTCACGGCATGGCGGGTTGGCCAATCAGTCAAGACCAGCCTGACGGGTGCTCGGATCGTCCAGGAATCTTCGTTGCAGGCGGGGCGGCCGATCACCCTGCAAACGCAAAGGGACGGGGCGGCCTATGTTGCGCCGGTGAAGCTGGCTTTGCTTCGCGATCTGATTGCGAGCGAAGAGCAGCCGCGGTCTGTGTCGCTGCAGCTGGTCCTTCCCGCCCACAACGGCGGCGAGCGCACGTTTGCGGTGGCATGGCGACGTACTGACGGCCCGGCCATCGAAGCCGATCCCATTCGATTCGCCGTACCGGCGTTAGACGGCGACTACTTCTCCATCACCCTTCGACTCATGACGGTGTAAGCAATGACGATCTCCGCAACAGACATCAAGATGCGCCAGTCGCAGCGACTGACGGACAACCCTGACGGGGGCGGCCGCATGATCCAGACCGAGATCGTGGACGGGCAGATGAACAATCTCTTTCCCGACATCGGGGACGAGGAGCGGACAACTGGACGCGCCACGCTGCGCAAGATGTTTGTCCACCTGGATACGCCGGGAACGGACGTGCTGAAAGACGCCATCGGCGTGCTGGTTGATCCCCCGGCTGATCCGAGGGTTACCGTGAGCATGTTCGCCACTGGCTCCTATAGCGACGTCCGCCTTGACGCGAAGAATCGTGTCGAAAGCTACATCACGCGTGGTGTTGAGTCGCGCTACGTGCTTCTCAGCAACCATTTCATTGGTCAAATGGCGGTTCAGTTCTACTGCATGAAGGACGCGCCGAGTCCGGACATCAATGACAACCTGTGCCTTACAACGGCCGGCGGCGGGTACTCTGCTGCGGAACAGTACATCCGCGTCAAGGGAATTCTGTCTCGTACGACGCGAACCTTCTACGATGCCGATGGTGCGTTCGAGCGCGACGTTCTGGTGATCGAGACCGTGAATGCGCTCACCAGCAACTTCTTTGGTCAGGAGGTGGTGCGCTTCACAAGCGCCAAGCCGCCGACGCGGATCTACGAAACCAACGTGGTGGACGCGACCAGCTACCACAGCGTGAAGCGGCTTGCCGCAGCCGGAAAGCCGGGCGACCTGTCGGTAATGGTGGATACGCCCTACGCGACGATCGTACCCACGTCCACCGCCGAGACACCGGTGAGCGACGTCTTGGCCGGCCTTGGCACGATCAGCTACGTTCCGTCAGGTCCGGCCAACTCGTTGGCGCTGTCGTACTCCGCTGCGTTCGCAGCAGGCGTGCCGGCCACGCGCTTTCTGGGGAACCCTCTGGCCGTGGGTACGGTGCGGGTACTGGCTGGCAGCGTCGAGCTGATCGACGACGGTGGTGGGGTGCTGTCGTCAGCGTCCGCCTCGCCCTGGTCGGGATTCGTGGACTACCTCGCGGGCTCGGTGAGCTTGTCCAACACCAATGGTGTGGGTGCCACCAACGTAAGCATTACGGCGACCCCTGCCGGTGCCATCGTTGCACAGGGGTTCACCGATGAGGTCAAGGTGACCCAGAACAATCAGGGCTACAACTGGCTTCTGCAACTGGACCCACTTCCGGCAGCGGGCACGGTGGTCGTTGACTACAGGGCCTTGGGCAAATGGGTGCGCCTGGCCGACAACGGTCGGGGGCAGCTGATCGGCAAGCCAGGACAGGGCAGCGGCACTGTGAACTACGCCACAGGGTCAGTTGTGCTGACTGCGGGCGCGCTGCCGGATCTGGAGAGCAGCGTGTTGGTTGGTTGGGGCACGCCGATGCTTGCCGAGGCACGTACGGGCGACGTCGCGATCGCGCCGCCGGCGCTGCATTTCATGCTTGGGCATGGAGGCGTGGTGCCTGGCACTGCGACCTTCACGCTGCGCGTAGGCGGAAGCAATGTTGCAGTGGCAGACGATTCCGCGGGCGGCCTCTTGATTGGTGGGGTGGTTCGCGGATCGGTCGCATATGCAACAGGGGAGGTGATGATCCGCCCAGTATCGCTGCCTGACGCGGATAGCCAACTCGCATGCCGCTATGAGTTCGGTCAGCCGTTGGCTGCGACTGTGCAGCCGGTGCCGGATGGAGCAGGCAATGTGGCTTTTGCTGTTCCCAATGGTCCGGTGCGGGCCGGCAGTCTCCAGCTCGATTGGACGATCTCCGTTGTGGCCGGCGAGGACGGTATGCCCAGCACACCGCAGATAATGCGGGTGAAGGCGAAGGACGACGGCGCAGGCAACATCGTCGCTCTGTCGGTAGGTGGCCAAGCGTCCAGCGCAATGCTGGGATCGGTGAACTACAGTACCGGCGCGGTCAATCTGCAGGCGGGGCGTTTCACCGTTCACGAAGTCTCAGTGCCCATCTACGAGATGGGAGGGAACCTGCGATGGAAGGTCGTCGGCTACTACCGAAAGGACGTCGAAGCGCAGTTCTCCGCGGGAACGCTGATCTCTATGGGCTGGATGATTGCTGGATCTGCCCAAACCACGGCGGAGGAGGCATTGGCACTGCCGGCGGTGCAGTTGCTTCTTACCCCGACGATCAGCGACACGATTGTGCCCGGAAGCGTGCGTTTCACTTTCAAGGGCCGAACCTACGTTGATCGCAACGGTGGCCTATACCACTCGGTTGATCCGGTCTCGGGTAGCGGAACTTACGCGGGGTCGATCGACTACAGCGGCGGCGTGGCGAATTTGACCCAATGGGTGGCTGGTGGAAGTAACACTGTGCAGATCCAGTCGCTGCTGACCAGAATTGCGGACGCGGGCACGGCAGCGGTGTTTTTCCGCACTCCAGGTTCGCCGCTGCGCCCAGGCAACTTCACGCTGCGGGCCTCGACCTTGGACGGGGTGCTGGTCACGGCATCGGCCGACATTAACGGTGTGATCAGCGGAAGCTTGGTGCGTGGGAGCGTTGACTGGGAATCCGGCGTTGCGAAGGTTGAGTTCGGCCGCATGGTGCCGACCGCAGGCAACGAAGGGGCGCCGTGGTTCGACCCCGCTCAGGTGGTTGGCAACGACGTCTGGATGCCGACCTTGGTGCTGGCCGGGACTGTGTACATCGGTGCCGTTGTCTACCGTTCGATCCCGCTGTCAGCAGTAGTCATTGGCCTCGAGTCGGTTCGCTTGCCGAGCGATGGCAGGGTGCCCGCATTCAAGCCGGGTCAGACCGTGCTGATCCACCACACGGCCAGTCACTCAGTTGCCAGCCCGGGTGCTGGCCAGACGGTCAGCTTCGGACGTGGGCGCCAGGCATCGGTGCAGGTCCGAGATGCTCTGGGCGTGCCGGTAGACAGCGCGTGGTACGTCTCGGATTTGGATAGTGGCTCGCTCACCTTCAGCGATCCCCTCAATCTTTCGGCCTACACCCTGCCGATTGTCATCCGCGAGCGGGTAGAAGATCGCCGATTGGTTGTGCAGCCGCAGGTGACCGGCGAAATCGAGGTGAACACGGCACTCACCCATGAGTATCCGGAAGGAGAGGCGCTGATCAGCACCGCCTTGCGCCTGGGCGAGGCCAACGGGTCACTCGACTTGCAGGCGAGGGTTCAGAACCTGTTTGACCAAGCCGCGTGGGGCAACGTCTGGAGCGATGAGCTCAATGGTAGCCAGGCGCCGGCGTCCTACAACGACACCGACTACCCGCTGTTGGTCGCCAACGCGGATGCGATCACGGAGCGGTGGGCCATCCGCTTCACTAGCGCTACGCAGTTCGAGGTGATCGGCGAGACGGTGGGCATCATTATCGCTGGCAATACAACTTCCGATCTCGCGCCTAACAATCCACGCACGGGCAAGCCCTATTTCACAATGAAGCGGGAAGGTTGGGGAAGTGGCTGGGCAACCAACAATGTGGTGCGGTTCAACACGATCGGGGGTTTGGCGCCGGTGTGGATGGTGCGTACCACCTTGCCGGGTACGCCTCACGGGGTTGTCGACTCCACTCGTTTCGAAGTCATTGGCAACATCGCAGGAGGTCAGCCATGAGCTTGTACCCAACCATCTACCGCAGCACTGATCCCGGCGCGCCTGCAATCAGTGGACAAGCCGGCGCCTTGGCGGCACTTCTGGATGCCCTCCTGGTCGATGGCTACGGCGCTGGTCTGAACGCGAAGGCAGGGCTCGGATGGACTCGTGAATACCAGAGTCCCAACCTGCGCGTTTATCGCAACAACCCAGTTACTGGAAGCGGCTACCGGGTACGACTGGACGATAGTGCTGCCCAGTACGGTTGGATGCGCGGCTACGAATCAATGAGCGACATCCACACCGGTATCAATCCACTTCCGACCGTTGCACAACGCGCAAACGGCAGCATGTGGATCAAGTCGGACGGGGCGAATGGTGTCGCGCGTGCATGGTTTGCAATCGGGACGGAGCGCTGCCTCTATTTGTTCATTCAACACACGAACCAGGGCGCCAACTACAGCGTGGCGTACTTTGTTGGTGATATCCGAAGCTACGTTCCCAACGACCAGCATTGCTTTGCGCTCTCGCAGAACGGACAAACAACATACCTTTCTGGATTCGGATCTTCGATTACCTTTCAGCCAGCTCAAAGTACGTGGGATTTCGAGCCTTCGCAAACCAATTCGCCGTTGTATATCGGCCGTAACGCCAATGGCACTGCTGGCGCCGTTTTGGTTGGTGTGGCACAGGTTGCTAACGTTGGTGTCTCCTGCCCTTATGGCGGCAGCGTCGCGAACAGCTATTACGACTTCCCGCCCCCCGTGAACGCTGGAGTGATATCGGTGCCGGGCATGTTGCTGGAGCGCAAGTACATGATGAGAGGGGAGTATCCCGGGTTGCGTGTTCCCTTCTCGACGAATGCGTTGGGCGACGAGGCATCAATGGATGGTGTACTCATTGCGAAGCGCTTCCGCGGCACGAACGGTATTGGTTCCAACCAGCAGCTATTGGGTGAAGTGCTCTTTGAGCTAGATCGGGAGTGGCTGTAATGGCGGTTGATCACCGCAGGCTGAGCACGAGGTTGACCAACGCCTTCGATGTGGGGGGGCGAGGCTATCTGGCCGGTACCGCGCCGAGCAGCTCGGACCCCGCAGCGCTGGACGGCAGATTCAAGAAAATGAACGTACCCGGGATTGGGCGCATCGTCGCGATGGAACGGAGCAGCCTTCGTATTGTCGGCGCCACGTTGAGCCGGGCGGACGGCACGTGGCGGATTGGCGGCCTCGCTTTGGGTAAGCGATACCTAGTGATGGGGTTTGATGATCGCGGGCTGGTGAATGCGGCCATCCAGGACTGGGTGTTGCCCGCCGAGGAATCTTGATGGCCGGTCCTGGCGCTTACGTTGCGTTGAATCTGGGACCGTCGTTCGCTGGCAATGGCGACTTCGTCGGGCTGAACCTCGGTGTGGCGTGGGACGTGGATCCGCCCGAGCCGGTTGTCAGGGGCATCCGTGCAGAAGCTGGCTTGTTGTGGGGCCGCAGTGGATTTTTGCGGAGGCTCGCTAGCTTGAGCTGGGGGACTGCGACTACTGCGTCCTTCTCAGCGCCACTGACCTGGGAGCCTGCGGCAGCGATGATGAGCGGGACAGCCTTCGTTTGGGGGCTGTCTTCGCTGCTGGTTGGAACCGCATCCCTCCGGTGGTCTGGCGGGATGCCCGCGCGTGCCGCAACGGCTTCCTTCTCGTGGCGACCCCTAGCTGTCGGACGCATGCGTTTGGCCCTACCGTGGCATGTCCAGCTCGACGTGCGTAGGCGGGATGCTGAGGTGGCATGGCAGGCTGCACGCGCTGGCGGTACTAGCGCCAGCCTGAAGTGGAGCGCCCACCTTGCACGGCGCGAGGAAGGTGCAGTTCTAAGGTGGCGTGTCCCGCCTGTTTCGCGACGCTCGGCGAGGCTCCCCTGGGGTCCTGCCCGCCCACTTCCGTGGGTAGTGCGGCCCTCGCTGCCTGGCCCTGATCCGGAACCGCAGCCGGAACCGGGGTCTCCACCTGGCGAGTTCATCGGCCTCAACCTAGGCTGTTCGCTTGTGGACGTGCCTGGCCTTGTTCCTCTCAACGTCGGCGTTACCGCCTGCTATGTAGTTCGCCCTCAACGAAGGACATACGTTGTGATCAATGAGATTTCGGTAGTTCGCATGCCTGACCGCATACCGATCGAGGTCGAGAGTGTTTCCATCTCGGCCAGCGTGGATGCTTGGGGCTGCAGTTTTGACTTGGAATTGGCAGATGGGGACCAGCTTTCCCTCCTCAAGCCTTCTGCAGCTGGCCCCCGGCTCGTTGAGCTGACCCTTAACGGCTATGTCTGGACGGCGCTCGTCGAAAGCTACGGGCGGCGGCGCGAGTGGGGACGGAGCGGCGTCACGCTGAGCGGCCGGTCGCGCACTGCGCTGCTTGCAGCCCCGTACGCGCCTGGTCGAACGAAGGCCAGCACAGAGGAGCGAAGTGTTGCGCAACTGGTGGCCGAGGAGCTGGCCGACACTGGCTTCAGCGCCGCATATGAAACAGTGGATTGGCTCGTGCCGGTCGGCGCTTGGTTCTACGATGGTGCGACGGCCTTGGATGCGATCAGTCGCCTTGCCGAAGCGAGCGGGGGGGGGGTGCAGTCCGACCCCGCCGATGCCACCCTTCGTGTACGTGCGCGATACCCTCATAGTCCGTGGGACTGGCGTGATCGCACCCCGGACCACGTCGTGCAGGAGGATATAGTCAGCAACGAGAGCCTGCAGATGCGCAGTGCTCCGCTCTATGACGCGGTTGTGGTGACGGGCGAGCTGGCAGGGAAGGGCGTGACCTGCAAGGTGCGCCGCGCCGGCGAGGCGGGCCAACTGTTTGCTCAGCAGGTGAGCAGCCCGCTGATCAACACCAGCGCCGTGGCGGCCGAGCGCGGCCGAAACATCCTGGCCGATCGGGGCGAGCAGGCGGCGATCGACCTGGTGCTGCCCCTGTTCGCCGGCCCGCTGCGGCCGGGCGAGGTTGGGCGGGTCCTACCGCTGGACCTCGTGGAGGTCGTGGGCGAGGCCGGCACCTGGCATGGCCTGTGCACCGCGGTCAGGACCGAGGCCCGGGTCAGCGACAAGGCAGCCGTGATCGAGCAAACCATCACCCTGGAAAGGCACTACACCGATGCGGACTGAACTGTGGGACGAATTTGCAGGGCTGGTCAGCGCCAGCCCGCGGCTGCTGGCAACGGTCACCGCCCATAACGCGGACGGCACCAGCAGCCTGACCACCTACGATGGGGCGCAGATGCGAGCCATTGGCGTGCTGGGGGGGACCATTCCGTACAACGTGTGGGTGCGGGGTGGGCGGGTGCTTGAGGCTGCGCCGAACCTGCCAACGAGCGAGGTCCAGGTATAGGTTAAAGTGGGGCGAACTCATCGTAAGGGGGCGCTATGGCACCGAATTTTACGGAAGATTTTGGTGGGTACCGCGTGCTGAAGTGCCCGGCATGCGGTACTAACAATGTTCACCACACCTCCGTGGAGGTGTTTGAGCGCGAAGAGGACAAGGACGGGATTCATGTTGTCGTAGAGGGCGGAAGTGTCCGGACCGATACCGTCATGAAAGGGAACCCAAGCCATCGGCGCCATGGCATCCGGCTGCTGCTGACTTGTGAATCCTGCCCGGCCCTCTCCGCCCTCACTATTGTCCAACACAAGGGTGAGACCGAGTTCAGGGCTCAGGTCATTGACCACACGGCTGGGTGGAATAAAGACTGA